CAAGTTTAAATCACGTACTGCGATAGTTTCTTGTTTTGATTTTCGACGTACTGCTACGGCAGTCATACGAAAACCAGTGTCTTCACCACTCTTAACAGGACGACTGCGCTGTTTCTTAGTGATTTTAGTCATTGTTACTTTCATGTTAACCTCCAAACGTATTGAATACGCGAGTTATCGAATGGTGTGCTAATGCTGAGATGAAATATGCATCGACGTCTTGTTTAAACGTCAATTGAATGCCATCTTCAGCGATCTGTCCGGTGAAGGCAGAAAGTGAATAAGAACTTGCAAACTTAAGAATATCTGCCATTTCAACTCCGTGAATCCCAGAGTTAGCGACTATCGTATGCGGCACCCACCGTGAGATGTGCCCCAGCTCGCTCCCCTCTACAAGTTCAGTAAATCGACGGTTAATGCGTGTGCTATAACCCATAGCGAACACATTCACTTTGTCTTGCTCTGCCAACTTTTCAACTAGTTTAAAGTTAAAGCGATGAGCTAACATTGAGCGTAAGAACCGTGCACATAGTACTGGGTTATGGTACATAATGTTATCGTCAGTGAGTGAAAGTAACTCGTTAGTCGCTACTGTTTCTTTCACCGCCCCGCCGTTAATATCGTACTCAATCTCCATTTCGAAGTGATCCATCATAGATGGGAGACGCTGTTGGAACCCAGACGTATCGGACACGAATTGCAGAAAATGTGCGCGACAATAAGAGTGCTCCCCTTCCCAATCAGACGCAAAGTGTAATACTTGCTCTACATCAGTCGTATAGCTCTCACTACTCAACTTCCGTTGATCGGAATTCAAAAACCAATGGATGCTATTATCGAACGATACTTCGGGATTTTTGAACTTAAATACACCCAAATCTTTATCGTATCCGCCTATTGCACAAGCAAGCAACCAAGCTTCAAAATCGCTCAAGACGAAAAGATTTGTAGAAGGAATGTCCTTTGGAATCTTAATTGCTGCAGTCAGCGTATCTCGCTCACTCGCTTTAGAATTTCGAGATGCATTAAAGTGGATAAAGTCTAAGGACTCGGGAAGCAACTTAGTCATAGTGCGAGACCAATCGTCACCTGAATGGTATCCACGGTAAACGTTATGCGCATCGATGTCACGACGTAGTTCAAAATCAGGCGTCGTGAAGTTCCATTCGTCTAACTTCGGAATATTCCGCTGGATGCGTTGTAGATTAAGTGAGTTCGCATTCCATTCTAGCATACGAGTTTGAAATGACTTATCTACACCTTTGACTCGATCACGCCCTAATGCAGTCATACTTAGCGCTACGCTCATTTGATCATAACGTTTAGTCGTGAAGTCAACAGTATCAGGAAATTCGACCAGTTTAGTTTCGAGGTCAGTCTTTCCCGAGAAGTATGAATCATAGGAGTTAGCTTCTTTAAGCATCGTAACCCAGCGTTCCCCAGGCATCGTCATACTATCCTTGGAGTAAAATTTCTTGAAATCTTCAAGCCCAATCTTGGTCAATTTAACGTAATCACCTAAGACAGCAGCGTTCATAAAACCAGCTATCTTTTGTAATTTGTCTCCAATACGACGATTATTCATGAGTGTCAGCTTCGCGTTCGCTAAGTATTGCGAAGGCTCAACCACACCACCGGGGGTGCAAGTTAGATATCCTTTTTGAGTCATAACATCGTACGTAATCTGATCACCTTTATAACCAAGACTCTCGCACAACTCTTTCTTCCTCGAATACACTTCGTACTGAATGAATGAAGCCGCTTGTAGTTCAGCAGGGATCAGATCGTGCCATTCAACCATTGTTCGAGATTCTGGCGACATCATCTCATGGATAACAAGTTGGTCTAACGCTAGATTCCAATCGGCGTATACTTCCGATATCAACTGCAGATCCTTCAGAGCGTGGAGAGCGGTATCTACAATCCCCACGATATTACCACACCGAAGTTGAGTGTTGATTTTCTGCTTGCTATCCGCTGATTCGTTAGCGCCCCTAGTAGATAGTGTGCTATCGTATGCTGTCAATACTGCTTCAAGATATTTATGGAACCAGCTTGAGATGTAATGTTCAAGGACCATGCGTAGAATCGAGGATCGATCCAGGACAGGGTCCATACTCATAATCTTCATAGCCTTATTGTTTTCAGTCACAACTTGCTGGTACAATACGTCTAGGTGACGAGTCGTGTTCGGGATTTTGATTGAATAATCGTCCTGTTTGGCATCAACCGCGCGCACGCGCGCAGCGATAGCGTATAAAGCTAGACGAATAAGCTCAGTGCCGATTATTCCCACTGTATCTTCTTCAAGTCCAAGGTCTTGTCGAGTTAACGCGTCCAGCTTCGAAAAGGGAGCATATACCAACGGAGAGTTCGCGATAAACCCTATCTTCGCTAGTGCATCATTAATATTCACTTCGCGTAAGCGTAGTAGCAACTTCTGACCAACTGCCGGAGTTTTAGTATCAGTCACTTCACGTGCTTGAGCTTTTGCGATAATTTCAATAATGTCTTTTGGCTTGGTCTTTTCACGTAAGATCGCACCAGTTAGACGTTCGTGAACATAAATATCAGTAAACATAATTTTTCCTAGTTTATTTTAATTTTATTTTACAGAGTTGTTTGTCGAGCTGCTATCGTCTTGCCCACCTAAATCCGACAGAATGTCTAAATTATGGTGAGTCTCGGATCGGCGATAGAACGGGGTCGAGAATTGTTCCATATCTACAGACGGAACCGTAGAATTCACCTCCTCCAGTTTCTCAGTCAATTGAGTTAATTGATCTGGGAAGTGGTTCAACTGGCACTCCCATTGCTCCTTGAATTGAGGAACGGAAGATACATCTACATTAAAGGGGATACGAATTGGCTCAATGATCTGCTTTTCGAATAACGCTTTAATGGGCGAATTTTCAGAAATGGTCATGTCTGAAAGACGACCGAATCGTTGATCGATACCCGCGATTTTCTTATCAACAATTTGAAGCGCAGAAGCGCATGAACCGGCTGCCAACTCGAAAGCTGTGTTAGAAACACGAGGATCAGCTCCTGTGTTAAAGGGAGCAATTACAATCGTTTCGTTCTTCGCGGCGAAATCACTGATCATGCTAAATAGATCCATCAAGGATTTTGGGATGCCGCCTTGTCCTGCGTTCCCAAGGCCAGGCATATCCTGAATACTAGATATTGAATCGTAGATCAGTACTGACAGACTTTCACCTTGGTTTCCCGTCTCAACAATTTCGTCAAACAACCGAGGAAGCGTAAAAGCTTTACCAGTGTGAGGCTCACTTGCGTATTGGATGTTGACTGTTAACTTACGTTTCGCATTATTACTTGTAAGTCCCCCAGCGTTTAACAAGCTCTGGACGATATCACGACCGAATGTAGTCTTGCCACCACCGCCAGGACCCGTAATTACGTGAAGGCCTGGAACTAATGTATACTCAAGGCGAGTAGCAATATTCCGAGTCTCCTCATTCCATCGCTCTTCAGGAATCTTAAACCGTAAATACTTTGAAGACCCTTTTAAGTTAAAGCTATAATCAGCTATAACTTTGTCAGCTTTAATTGACTCGATCTGATCATCGCTGATCTGAGTCGAGAAGTCTTTAATTACACGCCCGTTGAGCGCAACGTAGTCACCTTTTTCTAATTTCATCTTATTCTCCGTATTCATCTTCGTACACTTGTTCGTCATTGGCAGCCAGCTCTTCTAGAGACGCTTCACCTTCTTCGAAACCCGTATCCTCATTTTCACTGAGATTTCTAGATACATCGAAGATCATCTCTTCAATGTAATCCATGCCACCTCTCATATGAGTAGTATCGCTACTTACTACCCCATCTTCCAACGATACTTGCTCAAGATAGTCAGCTAGTGCATCGAAATCACACTTATTGTACATAGTTTCAACAATATCTGGATTGAAGTTAAGAAACTGCCGACGCAATACGCTGGGATGAACATCTTCGAGGTTAATTCCTTTCCCTTTATAGATCACAGTTGGATCTTCCATGAATGCTATCGTCGCAGCGTTGAATGACAATACTTCATCAGGGATGAATGCCTTTCGCGCTTCCCACATCTCATCGAGATCGGCTCCTCCATACTTAAGGAACACATCCTTAATTACAGCATATACTTTATCGAACGAAGGGTTCGATCGCGCATGCTCTAGACGTGCATCATGACCGATAGGGCCGAATTGTAAGCGTGCGGCAAGCGAGTATTCTGGGGACAACATTTTCTCGACTAATGTAATTAGGCGAGAATACCCGAAATAATGACCAGCGTCAGTACTATCGAAATTGTCTCCACGGAAGACATTTTGATCTTCGAATTCCAGACGTAAAGCCAATTTATCTGCCTCAGTAATCATTACATCCTTAATTTGAGCTAGGATGATCTCGTCGTCACAGCCAATCAAACTATCGTCACCCTCACATAGCGCAACTACAGTTCCCTCGCCCCGATAGAACTGCTCATAAGAGAAATCGGGAACTACCTGTTTAATACAATGAGTCATGAAACTGATCATAGCAAATCTCGCTAGAGGAGATACAAATGCCCATCCTGAGCAATTAAAGTCGCTATCGGACAAAGCTGTCTTCATCTTTCCATCGTAGGTAATCCAATTCAAGACAAATCCTTCTTTGTACGCGTCGTATCTCCATCGGTGTGACTCATCGACTTGTTCAGCTATGTGATCGATAAACGCATGAATGATAGGTTTTGGTATCGTTTGATCCCAATTACCCATATCCATCTTTGCCCAATGGCGTTTCTTTGAAAGTTTCCGTTCTACCTGCTCGCGATCACGATGTTTAAGCAAGTATTCAGCTTTCTTATATGCGCCATTCATCAATGGAAGCATGACAAAATTTTCGAGCATAGTCATATAGGAACAAGCCGCATAAGCAGTTCTATGACGTTGGCCGAACAACATGTCAATCTCATCCTTTGACAATTTATCTAGAAACGGAAAATTCCCCTCTTCTAAAATTGTCGAGAAACGATTATCTACTGTTGTCTCTTTGTCTTGATCATCCACTCCAGGACGTTTGTTCACTTTTGCTGAGCTATCGTTCTGCAATCTACTAATTAACGCTAAGATTAAACGCGTTGGTTTAACTTTAGCTCGTAATGCCTCCTTTATTCTACGCAGTTTAGTAGATGGATCTGCAGCGTTTAGCATGTTACCTCCGTATGACCCAATGCTATTTTTGATTGGTTCAAACACAGGCGTAACGAGAAGCTCTAGACAGTGCACGAACATCTCTGAGGTCCAGCCATCAAGTGCTTCGGGTTCGGGATCTTCGCTAGATGCTCGCAATATCTTCCCAGATGAGAACAATGGGAGGATAAACTTCCCTCTAAACCCCGGGATTGACAGTAAGGAACTCCAGTCAGGCGCTCCAATATGTCGGGGGTCAATGTTAAGCTTCGTTAGTCGTCTAAAGAGCTCTATCCTTAATCGAATCCCTTCGAGCGTATGCGCAAAGATCGATTTAGAGTCGATAAATTTACCTCCAGTTAATAATTTAAACCACCCACGAGTTTTTGCCCATAACAAAATACGCGTGAATTTACTATTATCAGGTCCATTAGAGCGGTAGTAACGGTGACTCATCTTTTCTAGCTGAGCTTCACTGCTACGGGCCCATTCAATATTGCAATTACTATATTTAAAATTCAAATCTTCTCTATTGCTGTCATTCTCGTCATTACCACCTTCGCCAGGTTTGGTTGGAATATTAGCAATAGCGACGCTCGAATCATCAGCATTTTGTATTTCTTCGTTGATGATCCGGTCTTTCCGAGCTTTTAGTTTACTTCCCCACATTCGCTCTTTCTCCCAAATAAGGTCCAAGTTGAACGCTGTGCATTACAGTACCTTTGACTATAGCAGTCTTACGATATCCGAGGATTCGACCACTTCGTTTGTCTCGATACTCTACTACAAAGTAATTCGGGAATACAGATACTACTTCACCGACTGCAGAATTGCCATCGAATATAGACTCTATCGATGGAAAGACACACCCTAACTTACCTATGTAGTGAATTGTTGCAGAAAATTCCAGAACCTGAACGTTTCTACAATTGGGGCTTTTACCTCTATTATTTTTCTTATTAGATTTAGTACTAATCACATCGTGTGAATTTATAATATAATGCGTCATTGCTACGTACTCATTAGTTTGATCCTAGTTTCATAAACAAAGTTTGGATCTACAGCTAAGTGAAGACGATCGATCGCGTCAGTGACATCATCCATTAGGTCATCTATTGATACGTTCCGATCATCAGATATCCAAACTATCTCTGTCCGTCTTTTCTTTTCGATGAGACAGATCCATTTATCCTTCTCGTTGCGAGTGAACGTAATGGAAAAATGTTCTGCGCTGTTGAGCACAAAGTGAGTTAGTATTGGATGACCAGTTTGCGGGTGCTTCTGGTAACTGAATCGGGTAGACATAACTAAGCCTTTCACAAATAATTTTCATATGATACTCTAATATAATATAGTTTGTTTTATACTGTTAACTCAACACGTGAGTAAGGTTTACAGGGAATTTTTGATCTGCCACGGTATTTAATGCATTCCGGACTTCATCATACACCGCTTTGCGAGAATGCAATTCCATGAGCTGATCTGCGTTTAATACTGCCTTAGAATCCCGGTATTGTAAGATCAATTCATGCAATTTGTCTCCGCCTATAGCAATGCTTAATTCATCTTTGGTAATAACATCGCACCATACCCAATCTGCCAGCTGATCTTTAATAAATGCGAGTTCCTCATAACCGTTACATGATACGAATGAATCACTCAAATCACGTATTCTACTCATATTGTGTCGTAGTCCATACGCAGTAGGTTCTATAGTTAGGTTCTCCGAGTCAATTCGAAGCAGAGATAACGCAGCGCTAGTGACTTGAGCTGCCATATTTACCTTTACTTTATTTGATTTGCAGAATGATAGTAGTGTAAAAGATGAATTGATACAGCCGCCTCCACTATTAACATAGATATTTGTCGTTCCATCAGAGATCAGTTGATTCACCGAATCGTATGTTATTTCACCGAGTACTGCATGTTTGCTAGTATTTGTCATATAGTATCCTATTAGTTTAAATTACAGAATGTATTATGCGTTGAAACACGCTAAGATTCTTCGCGAATTTTGAACAAGTCTATATCCGAATTCATCTCGTTCTAACGATAGAGTAGAACCTTGTATCTCTATAGTATGCCCGCGCACAAGTTTATCTAACTCTACAGCGCCTGGAATATACTCAAAAGATTGCGACAAAGCCCAGAACAGATCTAACTTTAATGCAGTTAGAACTTCGTGTGACGTAGTTTCATGTTGTATTGTCTTCATAATGTATCCTGAAATTTAATATAATTTAAGTATTTTCTATTTCAAGTTTATTGACTACGGTTAGTTAAACTCAGTGATAGATCACTCACCCCTTTAGCCTCTGGTTTGAGACAAACCCCATGGTGAGGGGCGTGAAGAAAAACAATTCACGTAAACCGGGGATAAAAGTTTTAAT